ACGGCTTGGGAGAAAACCTGGTCTGCGTTGGAGTTGGCCCACTCGTCATTGAGTGCGCGAGTCAACACCGGAATCTTGGTGTGCTCAGCGTCAGGCACAGCTGCGCCGGTGACGATGGAAAAGCGTGTGGTTTCAGCCGAATACAGAAAGCTCGTAAGCTGGTCGATATGCGGCTGAATCTTGTTGTAGATGGCTGGGGCCGAATCTAGCCCCGAGCCAAACATGAACCATGACCGAAGACCCAGATAGTCGGCTTTGCGAGAGTTCAGGGAAACTTCGCACTTCTCAATAAGGTCGAGATAGAACTGCTCGCGCTCTAGGTGATCGGTCGGGATTCTCATGACTTGTCAACCTGCAGGTTGTCTTGGTCGGGAATGTAACTTGCAGCGCGTGGCCCCGTCAAATTGCCTGCTTGCTTGGGATGGATGCCCACTTGCTCACCGGCAACCGACTTGAACTGGCCACCCAGCACCGAGTTCATGGAGATACTGCCGCCCCCACCCCAAATCACGGAGTCACCAGGCCGCTGCTCACGCTGCTGCTGCTGAGCCATGATCTCGCCTGCTTCTTCAAACTGTTTGTCGGTGAGTTTGTTGTTGCGCTTGAGGTATCCGGTCTGATGCTCGCCCTCGCGGGTGCTCTTGATGTCGGTCATGCCGAAATCTTGGGCCAGACCTTCCAGATTCTTGTCTGTTGCCTTGGTTTTGTCGCTCTTGAGGCTCACAGGTTGCAAAAACACCCGTGAAATCTCACCTTTGCAGAGCTTCATGGGGCATTTTGCCTCCCAAGCCTCAAAGATTCCGTGTTCGGAGCAGAAGTAGTCGTGCAGGACAGCCATAAGTTACCCTCTTAGTGCTTCATCTAGGTCAGGTTGTTGATAGTCGTGGCGGTTGACCATGCCGACACGGACTTTGATGCCTTGCGGCGTCAGTTCCAGCTTGGTGGAGGGCATCAGAGGCGGCTTGGCCTCACGCCGGTAGTCCACAAAGCGGGTCTGGTCACGGTTTTGCATGATCCGCACCCGTCCCCGCAGCCATTCGTTGTAGCCTTTGCTCACTCTGATCTGCACCATCTCGCTCAGAGGCGCTTTCTTGTACAGAAACACGTCTTTGAAGGTCTGTGTGCCTATGCCACACAGCTCGCAGAACAGTTTTATGCTGATTCCACGCTCTTTATCGGCGTGAAACCGCTCCATAAGCCTGAAAAGCTCACTTTTTGGCCATATTTTGGTCATTTTTGACCCCAAAAGTAGAGGTCTTTAGACCCCTCATTTACGCTGAATTCATGCTTCAAAAACAGCTTTTTGAGGTCAAAAGCAGCCTCAAAGTCCTCTTTTGTGAGGTTTTTGTAGTAATCGTTGGTAAATGGAGCATCGAAAGGGTTGCTTTTGGTCGTCCCGTGCTCTGCTCTACCCGTTGTGGCGCATGAAAAGATGACTATGCCGTTGTCTTTGACCATTTCCACCATCTTGAGGAAGGTCTTTTGCCAGTTCTTGTCGTGCTCGAAGCATTCGCAGGAGATGGCCACATCAAACTTGTCGGCAAAAGGCAGTTCGTGCCCTGCACACACGATGTCTACGCCTGGGCCGGGGCCAACATCGCAGCCGATGTACAGCGTAGGCTCGTAGAAGAACTGCCGCACAGAGCCGTTGATGTCTAGCGACCCCACTTCCACCACCTTGGTGTTGCGGAAGTGCCATGGAAAGGTACGGGTAAGGCTTGCGACAAAGCGCATTTGCTCAGGATGGCTCATAACACTCCAACACATAGTCCTTGGTCTGCAGCCAGTCCAAAAACTCCATCTCTCGATAGTAATTGCTCACTTCTGAGAGTGGTGCCTTGATCTTGATGTAGTTGTAGGAGGTGAGTTTGCGGGTAGGAGCGTGGTGTCCTACCAGCTTTGAGAAATCTATGTCATCGTGGAAGCCTGGGCCTGCGTATTCCATGCTGAAGTTCTTGGCCACCTCTATGGGTGCGAACTTGATGCCGTGCTTTTCTAGCTCTGGGCGCAGCCAGGTGCACAGCTGCACGTCTTCGTTGCAGAACGGTTCTACGTCAAAGTGCTTCCACAGGATGCCGCTCTTGGAAGGCTGGCGCAGGAACTTGCGGGAGCGCAGAGAAAAGCCGCCATTCTGGACAACAAGTGCTTCTGGTTGGCCAAGCCAAGTGAAGTGGGTGTAGTAGTTGTTTCCGACCATCGCTGCATGGGCAGGCGCACCCACATAGTCGTACTGGTAGTAGTCCTCGGTGAAGTTCTCACCGTTGAGCACCCAGCCGTCGTCCTGCACGATGAGGCAGAACTCGGTCTTGATGTAGGTGTGCAGGCAGTACATCACGAAGAGGCTGTACTGCTTGTAGGTCATCTTGTGGCACTTCTTGTGCCGGATGTGCTTAGGAAGGTTGCGTGGCCTGCGAGGCGAGATCAGCAAGCCCTGAGCACCAGGAAGTTCTAGAAGAGAACGCTCCAGAGATGGAACCGCGCTCTCCCCGCTGTTGTGGCCGTAGATGGCCACTACTGTGAGCTTGTCATGCACTGCCGTACATCCCGATCTTCTTGAGGTAGTCGGCCACATTGCGCCCTATCTGGGCTTCCTGCACCGTCATGTTGTCTTGGGCTTGGGAGATGTTGCGTGTGATCTTGGCGGCTATCAGCCGTGGCTGCACCTGCTCTGCAAACGCAACAGCTGCCAGCGCAGAGGCAATCACTCGGTCATCCTTGGCCCTGCCTGGAGCGTGGATGGTGCCGTTTTCCCGCACGATCCCCTTCATCTCCTCTAGGGTGTCCATGCTCTTGATCTCCATCATCCCGCGCTCGAAGTAGTCCTTCATGTAATTGAGCATCCGCTCCTTACTGGCGTGGGTGGTGACGTAGCCTATTGAGTTGGAGATGCCACCCAGCGCGTCATTACGCCGCCAGATGTAGTTGGTCATGCTGCCGAGCACGTCCAGCAAGCCACGCCCTGTGGCGTTGTTCATGCTCACGGCCATCCTCTTGAGGTTTCTGATCTCGTTGATGACCGCCTGACCAGGCCCGTTCACCTCCAAGTTCAGCGTGGAGTTCTTGTAGGCACCTGCCAGGTGCGCGATGACCCAGGCGAACTGGTAGGTATTGAGTTCAGAGGTGGCGAACTCGGCCACCTGCTCCATCCCGTCTGCGTAGCAGCGGAAGACTTGGATGCAGAAACGGTCTGCCCAGTCAGAGCTGCCGTAGGCCGGGTCTGCCCCGATGACGTAGTAGGCGTTGTCTACAGGCTCTTCCCAGACCTTAAGCACTCCCAACCGCTCTGTGCTCTTGAGCACCTCCGTGTCTTGGAAGAGAGAACCGAAGGCATAGCGGTAGTTGTCAGGCACAAGCAGCTTGGAAGCCTTGGCTGCTTCTGTGCACCGGGAGGTGGAGAAGAAAGAGGTGCCTGTCATCACGAAGGCATAGTCCTCCGTGGGTGGGAACTCCTGGTACATGAGCGCCTCGTCCTTGATGCCCTCGTGCATCTTCCAGCGCCACCACGCCATCTGCCGGGAGTTGATCTCAAAGTTGTACAGGCGCTTGATGTCTTTGTGCCACTCCTTCTCCTCCGGAGTCAGCTTGCCGTCCCAGTACACCTTATAGATGTTGCTCTTGGCATCCACGCTGTAGAACTCGTTACGCCACCAGCCGCAGAAGATCGCACGCTGCGTCTTGGCCCTCTGCGCGGTCTTGTACATATCGTGGAACATATTGAACCCACGGGCTGTGGACTCAAACAAGTACAGCCGGTCAGGATTGTTCTCGGCTAGGGAAGCCAACAGTGACGCCAGACCCTCCTCGTCACCCCAGGAGCTTGTCTCCGTGCCGTGAAGGTAGGTTATGGCCTTGCCACGCCCCAGTGAGCCTTTGGCTCTGAGGCCAGCTACCTGGTAGAACAACCGGCTTCTGTTCTTGAGGGACAACTGGTTCCTGTTGTGCCCTATAGCCGGAATCTTGAACTCCTTGGGCAAGCCATCCATGTACATGGACAGCGTGGTGCGGAACATATCCCGGTTCTCTTCCGTATCCGTCGTGAGCGTTCCCTGCAAACCCGGATGCGTGAAATGCCAATAAAGGTCTAGGGCTAGGGAAATAGTCGTAATCCCCAGCTGCCGACCCTTCAAGATCACAAAGAAGTGCACATCCTCAGCCAATCCTTTTGCAATCTCATCCATCACATATGTCTGAGTGCCCAGAAGATTGTCCATCTTCCGCAAACCCTGCTCCTTAGTCTCAATCTTGAGTTCAGAGCAAAAGCTGTAGAACTTGGCTAAATCAAATTTCATTAAGGCTTTTCCAATACCCAATCCGCTATTGCCAGCGCCACCCTCCTGTTACGGGCAACCCTCAACAACTCTTCCCACACGAT